AACTCTCATGTAACGAATATCATCACAATAATCATAATAATACTTAACAAATTCCTCACCTTTTCCATGCAAAATCAAATCCAATCCCGTATCAATAAATTCTTCAATGTATTCAGGCATTACTTTTGATTTGATGGTATTACCTGTTAATTTAACCTTTTCTTTCATTTCGCCAGTTTTCTTATCCTTTGAAAGTGAAATGGTAGCATAGTTGATACGTGAAAGATTAAGACACGAGAGCGATTCACCGTCATCATCAACAGACATAAACGGTGGTTTCATTTCTTCCTTATTATATTTAGCAATAAGTGCTTTTATTCCAACTTCACCATCATATTCCCACATTTTTTCAATAACGTCCTCAACACCAGTATCGATAACTTCTTTATTGGTTATTCTTATTGTTGTTTTAACTGGAAAATGGAAGTTAATACCATCAGTAACAGCAAGCAATGGAATACACCCATACTTTTTAAACCAAGCAATGGCATGTCTTAAATGTATTCTACCCGTACAAGTAATCCTTGCTGCACAAACGTTATCCGACCAGTTAAATGATATTGCTGAACCCAACGCACCAAACAATGAGTTATTCAAAATCTTAATAGGTAACTGCTTAATTTTGAACTTTGATGTATCTGTCGATTTCAATTCATCGTTAATATATTTAACGTGTGCTTCATGGTCAATTTCCCTCAATAAATTAACTTCTTCTTCATTCAATTTTGCACCACCACCCATTTTCTTATAAATGTTACGGGTTGTGGTAAGATAAAGCAACATTTTTTTCATTACACCAGTAATGTCAAATATCGGAAACACATCTTCCGTTAATTGAATCATTGGATAAAGCGAAGCATAGTCAATTTTAATAATTCTTTCAGTATATCCCGATTTATAGCACCTTGCTAAACCACCTGAGAATTTTTCGTTTTTATCGCAAATAGGAATTGCCAAATCATTTTCATAACTCCATGCGGTCATAAGTAAATTCCAGATTGCTGCAGTACCCATCGTACATATACGCTGATAGGTAGTTGGAACTATCTTAGCAAGCATGAATGATGATTGATTATAGAGTTCATCAACCTGTTCGGTTTCCCAAAGGTCGTCAAGAAGATACTGTTTAACAAGATTTTTACCCGAAATAAATGTTGTCATTTTTTTCGGCATTGCTTCCACCTTAAACCAATCAACAAATCCTTTATTTTCGTCAAGATATGTTTTCCTTAATGTGTTATATTGTTCTTCGGTTATTACACCCGCACTCTTATTTGCCTGTATTTTATATAAATTTCTGGCAGTAATCTGATAACTATCAGGAATTTGAACATAATTATTGTTTTCATCAATCATGAACATTTTATTTTCGTAATAAAATCTACCGATTGAATTATCCTCTCCGTCAATATAAGTTCTATTCGACTTTGCAACCTTTTCAAATTTTGCAATATATTTTAATCCAGTTTCCTTTATTTCTGTATTAACTGCTGCAGTTCTCTTCACTGCGTGCAAAATATCGATTACCGAAATACCCCACATTTCAGTTGCCGTATATTTATCGGCAGTATTACCGTATTTTACTGAAACATTCCCTCTTCTGTTTAACCCAACACCTTCTTTTAATCCCATTGGAAGTTGAGATAAATCCATGTTCAATATTTTGGCTCTACCTAAAATAAAATCAAAGTCAAAAGTTTCAGAAAAATAACCAGAAATAACCGCAGGTTTTAAATAATTCAATAAGTTAAAAAACTGTTGAATTAATTTGATTTCCGCTTCATCATCATTTGTTTTTTCTACCTCAAGAATAGTCTCAAAACCCTTATTGTTTCTAACACCGATTGCAAACACACGACCAATTTGATACCTTAAAGCAGTGGTTTCAATGTCAAATGTGACTTTATTCACATCTTTATATTCTTCGAACCCCTTGAATAATCTGGTTTGAGTTGAAATGAAAAATTGTTCCACTGGTCTTGGAGAATAGAAATAATCACGATAAACATAAACGTAATTACCTTTATTATCTTTAACAAATTTACCATTAGTGTCTTTTAATTTTTCATATGGATTTATACCACCGTTTGATAAGTAGTTGATTATGTCATTATATGATTTACTGCTCGTTATTTTGTAACAAAATCCGTTAACCAATCTCTTTTGATTACCAGTTTTAAGCGGTGTAATAGTTATACCATGCTTCACTTTTAATCTTTCAACATAATCCTCTGGCATGTCTTCATATAATCCAAATTTTAGTCCACCTAACTTCAAGTCTTTCATATACATGAACGGTTCATACTGAACTCTCCTGATTTTAGGATTTTCATTTGGCTCATGAATAATACATTCTGCAACATTTGTTGAAGGGTCTACCTCAACGTTCACAATGTATTTCAATTCATTATTATATCCTTCAAGAAAACCTTTAATTTCACTTAATACACTAATTTTATCAATTTCCATTTTCTATTTTTTGTGTTTATTCTTAATTTTTTCCATCACTTCCGTTAATACCGATTCGCTTACATCTGACGTATAATCTTCATTATCAATTACCTTAACAATTTCTTTTCTTTTCCCCTCGATTGATGAATATACGTAATCATCAACAGTATCGGGGAATATTAGTGGATATATATTAACCGCACTCTTTTGACCAATCCTGTGCAAACGGTCACTTACTTGGTCATACTCACCAACTGAATACGGCAATGTTATAATGAATAATATACTTGCTGCAGTAAGAGTTAACCCATAATTACAAGTTTGTATTGAACCAAGAAAAACTTTAACCTCACTATTCGAGTCTTGAAATCTATTAACAATTTCCGCACGCTCTTCAACGGTTTGGTCACCTGTGTGAAGTTCAGCCACATCACCAAGCAATTTCTTTAATTCAATTAAACTTTCCTTAAAGTAATCAACAATCACAACTTTTTCACCCGTTTCCAAAATGTTTTCAACCAAATCAACAATTGGTTTAATTTTTAGATGTGCCGTATATTGACGTAATCTAAGCATTATTGTTAATGGATTACCTGTTGGATGTTCAACGAATTCGTTTGCTACACTGTTTTCAATATCATCATAAACCTGATATTCATGGTCATCCATTTCAAGAATTGTGCGCTGATATGTTTTATCGGGAAGGTCTTTAAGTGCTTCAAACTTTCTTTTTCTATGTGTAAATGGTGCAATTTTATGATACAATTCTTCGAATTTTGCTTCCATTGTACCATGAGTATACCCCCAACCATTATTCATATCATATGTTAAGCCACAATAATATTCATAAAAATATTTTTTATTTGGGAAATCTAATGGTGATATTTGATTGAGTACTGTATATAATTCATATGCCCTATTTGGTGCAGGTGTGCCTGATAAGAAAATCTTGCTTATTTTTTCGCCCCTGAAAATACTTTTCTTAAACGTTCTTTTAAAATTTTTAAAAGTATTGGTGTTTGTGTTTTTTAGTTTTTGGGATTCATCACAAATAACACAATCAATTTTATCGATTTTTAGTTTATTCCATTTATTTAAAAACCTATCGTTTTTCTCTGATTTACTTTTGGCTGGATTGAAAAAATCATAATTAACTATTACATACTTAGCATCTTCAACACCACATTTGTTTTTCTTCCAATTGACAATATGATATGTGCTATCGGTAAATTTTTCAACCTCATTTGCATAATTGAATTTCAAAGAATTTGGTGTGATAACAACCACCTTTTCAAACCCATTCATTTCAACATAGAGAATACTCGCCAACGTTTTACCCAATCCCATTTCGTGAGAAATCAACGTATTACGGGTAACATTCATAAACATTGCTGCAACAATTTGATGCGGGTAAAGTTTCACACCCTCTTTTAATAGCGCATGGCATTGTTCAGAATATTTTTCATACGTTTCTTCGAGTTCTTTTTTATATTGAACCCATTGCTCTTTTTTAACATTTAATTCAGCAATGAATTTACGTTTCTCCGCTTCAGCAATTTCAATTTTCTTTATTTGTTGAATGAAAACTTTACGACTTTCCTCGCTTTCGAAATCGAAATGTATTTTATTTGAACCCTTATATTTTTTAATTAAAGAAAATAAACCCATTGTAGACAATATCCACAATTTGTTAAAAGCATCCCATTTTCTTTGGTCTTCAGGGAGTTCTTTTATACGTTGAATTAGTTGGTCGTTGATAGGAAAACGCAATTCATACGCTTGTCTTCTCGCAATCCTACTACAATGAACAACAAAAATTGGTTCTCGCATAATAAGTAACTTACATTAATTCTTGCAAAGATATACAAAAAAATAAAAAAATCAATGATTTTATCAGTAGTGGCAGATTTTAATTTTGAGATTGTGCTTTTTTGCTAAGTCAATCATATGCTTAGTCCCTTTACTTTCCCCATCCCAAAAGGCAATTAGGGCATCAGAATATTTTGCCATTTCTTCATTACGAATGAAACCAGCCGCTTTTTGATAAACGGTCCATTCGGCAGGAAATCTTTTTACCTCAAAACCTCGTTCTTCAGCATATTTTTCTCCAAGTTTATCTGCACCCATAGCGCAACCACTTACAATTTCAACTGTTTGCTGATTTTGTAACATATAGTCGCAAATATTACAAAGTCTTTTGTAATTCTTAAAACTTCGACCACCTGCAATGATAACACGCATAAAACCAGTCATTTTATGCAAAGATATAAAAAAAATTTTAAATTACAGTAGTTTTAGTTAAACTTTCTGAAATAATTATGTTCACATAATCGTTTGTTGGTAATGTTATTTTCCCACAATTGCCTTCACCTAAGAAATCTAACTTAAATTCACCCAAGAACCTACCCGCTTTTTTTGTGTCCGACAATTTAAACCTATATACAAGGGTGTATTCAATCTCATCTGGATATTCAGGTCTATTCCTATTAACAACAAGATTTGCTGGAACGTTTGCAATACGATATATTCCACTATCAGCATCCATCATTGAAAAAGTCACAGCCACGTTTTCAAGCATATCATCAGTAAGGTCATATTTCTCCCTCACTCTTTGAATAAGCGGATATTTCAATTCAGGAAGTGTACTGTCTTTCTTAATGAAAAAGTTGTTAATATTAAATGTTGAGTAGTCCATTAACCGATTTCTCCTTGTTCTCTTTTTATTTGTATTGTTAATTCTTCCCTGTCACCACCAACTGCTTTAACTCTTTTCTTTATGGTTGCACCAACACCATCGCCAATTAATCCTAATGTCACTGCATCAAAATAACCAAATGGATGTCCACTAAGTTCAGTATAAAATCTGAAAAATATATAACTGCTTAATATTGTTATTAAATATCTGCGCCAGTTATCTTTAAACCAGAATTTCCAACTCCATTTTTTAGGTGTGTTTGGACTACTAATATCCCTACCAGTTGCTTCAGTTAACCCATAGATTAAATATCCAATAATAAAAAACCAAGCATACGCAAATAATTGAATCCACGTAAAGTCCCCAAATATAATCTTAATAAATTCGTCCATAATTTTCGTTTAATATAAATACCAATTATCTGGTAAATTTCCCTGTTATTTTATGCTTCGTTGGTACTAATTTTTCAACCTGATTATAATCAAAATCAAAATTGCGATTTAAATGCATTTTATACGACTCATCACCCGATTTAATATAAATTTGCTGTATAACTGGCTGATAATTCAAGTCATCAATGTATATTGGAGTTCCATCGTTTAAATAAATGGTTTTACCTATCATCATTTCTCTTAACAGAATTTCAATAAAATTAGTTTCTGTTCTGTTTTCGGGCGCATTATTAATATGATTTGCCATAATTAAAATTCGTTAAGTTTTTCATTAAGATATTTATTATAAATTCCACAAACCAATACCTTGCCCAATTCATTTTTAAATTCGCTCCACGTTCCCATTTGAAGAGTATAATTATTTTCTTCCAATCCCTGACCAGCAAATCCATGTGTTGACATGAGATAATCCATAATACCATCATTATTATCATTATAATCCTTACCTAAACGACCCAATTCTGTATATTGATAAACAAGATTTTCACATGTATCAAAAAGGTCTTCAGCATCCGCAAAACTAAGATATTGTGCAACAATAATTTTTACGTAAAACCATCTTTGCTTACAGGTTTCCACAACATTTCCATGATGTATGTGCCAAGATTGTAATATATACGCCTGTGCCTGTGCTTGTGACCAACCTTTAGTCATCATTAAATGAATAACCATTGATGTCACATCCATTGAAGCATAATATTTTATCGTTATGTCCTTTTCTGTGTTAGTTAATCCACTCCATTTTTTAATGTTAACAATATCTCTTATTTCAAATTTAACAACAAGATAGTCGTTAGCGATATCCACACCAAACCTATCCCAATTTTCAATTGACGTAATATCAGTATATCCACTTGGCATCGTATCACCAGATATTATGATTTTAAATGCATCATTACCGTTTAAATCAGGTGTATTCCAAACAGGTAAATCAATTCCAACCGTTTGACCGTTAATTTGATATGCTATCAATTTTTTCTTTGTGTTCATTATGCTCCTGTTTTTCTATATCTTATTGCTCCAAAATTAATAATAGAATTACCACCGCCACACTGTCTATGTACAATAGAAACAGTATGGTTTGTATTACCTGTTGCAATATAATCCTGTGTTACATATGCAGTTGTTCTTGCATTAGTATCGTTTGTCTTTGCTAAATTACACGCACCAACAACAACACCATCTCTTAAAAAACAAATAATAGCGCATCTGTTTGAAGTATCGTTTCCAAAAATAGCATTATATTCCATTTCATATCTACCTGCTGGTAAACACCATGTTGCTGTTAAATATGTTGCATTCACCGTTGTACTATTTGCTTGCGTTACTTCACAATCAGCATAACAATAAACATTTGCCGTTCCACCAGACCCTTGTGGTATACCTCTTATAACCTGTGTAATTGGGTCGTATGTTAAAGCATAATCGTTTAATGTTCCACCAGTAGATACTGAATTTAAATATAAATCTGAACCTAATCTTGTATTGCCACTTACATTCAATGTTGATGCAGCACTAATCGAACCAATAAATCTTGCAGTACCTATTGAACACAAACATGATGAAACACATACGGTTGGTGTACATAAACAAGTTGAACCCAAGATAACTGGTGAACTAACACTGGATGTTCCAATCAATATTGGTGTAACAATACAACTACTACCACTAATAATTGGTGATTGAACTGAATTTTCACCGCAAATAAATGGAGAATGTACCCAAACACCACCACAGATTGTAGAGCCAGTAACAGCACCTGCAGCAATTAAATTAGATGTTGTTGATAACGAACCAGTCATATTATCACCCGATACATTAACAAATGTTAATGGTGCAGTTGTACCAGTATATAAATTAAAATTATTTATATAAGCATCTGTTACTCCAGAAATGTAATCTATCTTACTATTAGTACTCGCACTATAACCAGTAAATTGAAATTGCACTACACTATCCGTTGGACTTGGTGGTAATGAAGTGTCGTTTAAATATTCAACAATTTCTTCTTCTGTATTAAACACAATAGTACCACCACTTTCACGATAATAAAACAATGGTTGATTTGTTGGAATGAAATAATCTATAAATATTTCACCCGTATCTGGTGGTAAAGGAGCAAAAGATGTTTTGCTCCTTTCTACCAAAGTATTGTTATACAGTGTTGTATATAAAAAATATTCTGCTGCCATTCATTCTATCTTATTGCAATTTATTCTTCTTTTTAATTAAAATACTACCATTTGGCTCAGTTATACCACTACCAGCAGCAGCAGTTCTAAACGCAGCCAATGTTAATTTATCATTAGCGTTTAATGAAAGAATCACGGTTGGCAATGCAATATTAACAGTACTATTAGCATCGAGCGATAATGCACCCGCAGATGTCGTATCAAGTATTGTGTTGTTATTTAAAATAACATTTGCAGCCACACCAATATTTTTTCTCGTTTCTTGTGATGAATATGGTATATTATAACTAAGTTCATAACTACCCGCCTCTAATATATAAATATCACTACCACCTGTCCATGAATATGATGAACCACTTACCACAACACTATTCCATATAATTTCAGTTGCAGCGATGGTATTAACCTCAGTTCCACCAGTGTGAACTAAGAATATTTCGTTTGGTGAGGTTGAAGCAGTATAACCAGTAAAGATTGCAAAATTGCTATCAGTTACACCAGAAATATAATCAAGGTCATCCTCAATTCCACTTAATATTGTTCCAGTTGCTGCGGTGTAACCAGTAAATATTGTTGTATCAAGTTTAGTATCAGTAACACCAGAAATATAATCAACATCATCTTCAATACCCGTCAACCTTATTTCTGTTGTTGCAGTATAACCAGTAAATGCAGTTATATCAAGTTTAGTTGCTGTTAAGCCAGTAACATCACTTTGAAGGTCTTCAATATCACTCTCAATACCTAACAACCTTGTTTCAGTAGTACCAGTATATGAATTGAATACTGTTACATCAAGTTTGCTACCTAATGCTGTTGCAAGCGTACCCGTTGTAATATCAACATTAAATGTATTTCCCGTCCAAACAATTGAATTACCAGCAAGTACACTACCATTAACAGCAATTGTGTTTCCTGTGATACTGATACCAAGACCAGCAATTAATTCATGAGGACTACTAAATAAAGTAAATGTTAACGGTGTTGTGCCAACTACAATTGGATTTGGTGTAACTAATACCCAAATAGTATTGTATAACGTATCACCTGTTGTTACAGGAATTAAGTTACCATCCACGACTTCACCACCCGGATTACCATCGAAATCCGATGAACGAGCAAAATCATTTGTTGCTAAAGTATAAACATATATACCATTCTCAGCAGCAAGTGTTTGTTCAGTAACTAACACTCTATCACCATCAAGCAATGTATATCCGTCAATAGTACCACCAAATGTTCCACCAGTAAGGTCAATATTACCGTCACTTACAGTTGTCACTGCTTTTACGGCTGCTTTTGGAACTAAACCAGTTGCTATTGAATCAACATAACGTTTGGTTACAAGTGATTCGTTTGTAAAACTTGCACTATAATCACCAGCATATACAATACCAACAGGTGTTGTTCTACTGTCAGTAACCAACATTTGAGTGTCGTTGATTTCTATTTTTGTTTTTTCTACACCAAGACTATCATTACCAATAATTGCAATTGTACCACCATCACTTTCAAGGGTAATACCACCAACACCATTTGCATCAATTAATTGAATTGCACCAGTTGATTGCAACGTAATATTATTTGTATTAACCGTAAAGTCGAATGTTGTGCCACTAATTACTGTGTCTTGGGTTAATCCACCGCCTAAAACAATATTATGACCATCTGTTTTACTAATACCATTAGTTGCACCAGTAATATAATTACCACGTTCTGCATACCAAAGCGCAGAATCATCTTCAAGGTCAGATATTCTTGTTTCTGTTGTAGCAGTATAGCCAGTAAACACTGGAATATCTAATTTTGTATCTAATTCTGCGGTTATACCAGAAGTTACACCAGAAATATAATCAATATCATCTTCTATTCCACTTAATCTTAATTCGGTGGTTGCACTGTAACCAGTAAATGTTGTTATATTTAATTTAGTATCAGTTACGCCAGAAATGTAATCAATATCGTCAGCGAGTAAATCTAAAACATTTTCTGTGTTTCCTGTATATGTAACAAATACACTATTATCTGTTTTTCCAGTTAAAACGCCCCACAAATCTGTTTGATTTGAAAGAGTACCAGTAATATTACCCCAAACAGCAGCAGCATTTGTTTCACCACTAATAATTAAATTATCGGCATCGCCAAGAAGTGTTACACCACCAACGGCAGATATTGATTTAAACGTCACGTTTCTACCAGAAACACCGCCTAATGTAGTGCCAGTTCCCAAATTGGTATATCCTGTCAATGCAGCATCAATGATTGGTTGCGTGCTTGCAGTATAACCAGTGAATAACGAAGTATCTAATTTAGTTGCAGTTTCGCCAGTCATGCTTGTCAACACACCCCACAAATCTGTTTGATTTAAAAGAGTACCAGTAATATTACCCCAAGTAACCGTTGTTCCAGTAGGAACAGTTGAATATATTGTGATTGCATTACCATTCGTAAATACCTGAGTACCACCACTACCAACAAATGTATATGTAGTAAGACCTGTTAATTCAGGAATAGTGTAACCACCGTCCTGAAGATTTCCTGTAGAATCGAAAATTGCAATATTATCATCAGCACCAGTTACTTTATCAATTTTTGTATCTGTTACACCAGAAATATAGTCAATGTCATCATCAATTGCCTCCAACCATTGGTCGGTTGTTGCGGTATAACCAGTAAACAACGCCAATGGTGTTCCACCACCCGTACTACCAGTCAACTGGTCAATAGTATAACCACTTCCCAATAAATTACCATCTGAAGTAAAAATCGGAACTTGATTTGTTGCACCAGTTACGGTATCGATTTTATTTTCAGTAATACCCGTTAATTGACCATATATAACATAATCGTCATACGATGGTGGTGGTGCAACACTCTGTAAATATGCAGATATATTCGCATCGGTATTTGGAATTACTGCCGTTGGTGTTATTGCGTTATCAACTCTCCACAAATATAATGGTTGAATTTCTGGAATTATGAAGTCCGTATAATACGATGCTTCATTTGCGCCCGGGTTATTCGTAGCACTTTCCCTCACAATTGTTGTTGCGAATGTTGTGCCAGTGCTGTAAATTAAGTATCTAAATGCCATTTTCTTTAATTTTTCTTATTTTAATATTTTATGTATTCTTATCCATGAACCGTTTTCTTTTGTGTAAACAGACCCAGCATATCCTATCCTAAACGCCATTAATTCAATATAATCACCACTTGAAAGATTTGCCAAATATTCTGGCATTATATTAGTGCTTGAATCATTCTCTAAATTAAGATTAGAAGAAGCACTACTCATTGGTGTTATATCAGTATTTCCATTTTTTCTTATGACAGTTCCAATTATTTTAGCACTGGTACTGTCGCTATTTACGTTCAGAACATATGAAATACCATACAATCCATTTCCTTGTATATAAATACGAGAACCACCCGTAAAACTCAAACTTGTTCCAGTTGTACCCGAAGTCCATTGTATCGGTGTTGCTACAATATTATTCACATTAACACCACCAGTAACATCCACCAATTGCATTGATGTGGGTAAATTTACACTGATAGTATTTCCACTATCAATGATGATTCCTAAACCTGCGGTTAATAAATCTTGTTTGTTTTGAATTAATAAATAAGTTTGACCACTATATGTATTAAAACTACTCTTCGTTAAATATGTGTTCGGTACTGTCGTACCAGTATATGTAGCAAAATCGCTTTTTGTTAAAAAAGTATTTGGTGCGGTAACACCAGTATACGTATT